TTCTAGCTTGTAATTCTTACCATCAATTTTGAAACGACCATTGGCAATGCGGTTGGCGTAACGGCCAACGGTTGTGCTATGACATTGATGTAGTTCATATCAACCCTTTTCCGATTATGTCTTATATTACCATGTCCAGAAGGATTTGTCAAGAGCTAAAATGACCCCCTAGAGATAAAGGGGGCCAGTCCAGTTGATGGTGTAACCACCGTCGAGGATGTTACCCCGTGCTTTGTTCCGAGCAGGAGCATTGTATCCAGCTGCTTTCAGAATGTCGCCCTTCTTGAACTTCTTGTCGTTGTCGGTATTGACAACAAAACCCCAAACGCTACCACCTTCGGTAAATACCTTGATGTATTTATTACCAACCTTGAAGGTAATCTTCTCGTTGAACTCAGCGATCATCTTCTCGTTGATTTCCGTCAGGGCGTCTAGACCCTTGGCACCAGCACACCGTGTGGTCCAGTTGAGGTAGTCTGCTTTGATGTTCTCAATCAGGGTGGTCATTTCGTTGTTCATGTCTCTTTCCTTTTCTCAGTTTATAACTAACTATACCATACGGATTCGGATATGTCAACAAAAAAATGACCTATTTTGAAAGTTTTTTAGCCACCTGATGCCATACCCTTGGCCTGTGGATACTGAGCGGGTTCGATTCGTTTGTATTCATCATCCCAATCAAACGCTTCCTTGACCACATTATCAGATAGACCCTTGTACTTACGATGCAGGGACTTATTCTTTGCAGCAACCAACAGTTCAGCCTCATCCTGCTGAAGTGCTTCAAGCATCTGAACAAACATCATCTCACGTTTATTCTGAGACATGCCGGGATTACCACCTCTGATAAAGTGATACAATTTCCTGACCTCTTGCTGCAATGAAGTATGCTCTGTTCCGTCTGGTGCATCATTCGGTGTGTATGGTACATCACCTTCGGGTAATTCCCATACGATATTTGGATCAAAAGATGATTTGCAGATCATGCGAAGTGCATCAGTCTGGTACTGCCTCAAAAATTGAACTTTATCTTTCTTTGTTTTGATCTTAGAAACCTGTGTTAAGATTTCAGCAAAACTGCGTGTGTATGTGTCGATTGCCATTAGAATTCTCCTATCGATTCAACGAGGTTCCTCAACCTCTTCTCTGTAAAATAATTTAGTAGTTTGCTACGATCACCTTCTGGTGCATTATGATATGCTGTACAACATTCCATAAACAACTCAGGCGGTGATTCTCTGAGGTCAATCAGTCTCTTGTTTCTCTGAAAGTTTCGTTTGACCTCATCGTTAGGAAACTCTCCCTCAACCATAGCCTGAATTTTCTTCCTACTCAGAGGTTTCTGTCGCAGCCCATCCACAAAGGTATTGTCTGGTGATAACACGTTTGGAATACCATCACTACTGTCGCCCTTCAGAACATGCTCACTTAGATAGACATCTGGGTCAACACCATTGACAAACTTCTTGGTGATGGGACTGTATTGTGTCACATTACGGAACTTCTGCAACTGAATGAAATCCTTGTCGCCTGACAGGATCAACGTCTTACCGTTGTCGAACTCCAGTTCACCACACAGTGCAGCAATGATATCATCTGCTTCTGCACCATACACCTCAAGATGTTTGTAGGGAAAGAACTCTTTCAGTTCTGATTTGACTGCGTTCAACACTTCGAAGATGGCATCCCAATCATTTGTGGATTTTTCTCTACCCTTCTTACGATTGTGCTTGTACTCAGGATAATAATCCCGACGCCAGTAGTGTTTGGAGTCATAGCATAGAACCAACTCACCATACTCTTCGCAAAACTTCATGCGATACATGCGTAGTGAATTGAGAATCATATGACGAACCATATCCTCATCAGGTTTGGTCTGCTTTGTCATATGCAGATGCATCATAACGGATGCAACTGAAATCTGGTTCATATCAACTAAAATCATAATTTCTCTTTCTACTTATTTATAATGGTCGCATTGAAGCTCATCATGCGTCGTTCACCTTCTACAGAGAAGGGATACACAAGATGCTTCAACCAAGATGGAAACACAAGGAACTTGCCCACCTCTGGTTTAAATTTTATATTGTCTGCACGAAATGATTGTGACTCACCAAACCCAAATTCGATCAAACCCTTGGCTGGATAGTGGTCTTGAAAATCTTCTTTCCACTCATCATTCATACCATCTGGCACCTTGAGATAAACACCAGCAGAGAAGTCACCGTTGTGGTGGTGAAAGGGATTGAAATCACCAGCATACTGACTTACCACCCAACTATGAGTCAGATGGATATTGTCGAGGGTTGGTTTTCTTCCAGTTTCCATTCGGGTCCACGGGTTGTTTCTCTTCTTATCAATCATGTGAAGCAGATAATCCAGACAGCCCTGTTTCATAGTCTTGAATAGAAATGACCTATCGCCGGGGTCAGTGACAGGAATCAAAATCTCCTTGTTCACCTTACCAACAAGTTTGTGTGACCAATCCCACTGTTTGCTCTTTTCTTCACTTGACAAAACATCATCAGCAACGTCATTGACGATATCAACAAATCGTTCTGGAACAGTTGTCTCTAAAATCATAGGACTAAATGGTTCATGAAACTTCGGGGTCATCGTCATCCTCTATCAAATTTGCAAGTTCAACAATTGTTTCGAAGTCAACTTCTGTTTCAAAAGAACCACCTTCATCATCATGAATATCAACATACTCTTCCATGAACTTCTGTGTTATGTGAGTCATTCCCATATCTCTATATATAGAACCGTTTACCATCGAAATAACCATTGCCATGTCACGAATGAAAGTCTTTGCACTAACATCAATACCATTCTCGCTCATAGTGTGAATCATCTGAACCATCAAACTCTGAGTAAGTTCCTCAGCGAATTGAATGTCCTGTTGCATGGCAATAACATCGGTATCAGGAAGTTTTACTTCTCTTCCGCTTTTTGCGAGCCACGGGCCCTTTATCACGTTCTCCGGTGGCGTCGTCTCTTGGTCGCTCATTTCCATATTCCTCTTCAAACATTTCTTGTGTATAGACGCATCCCATATCAGGATAGAAAGTACCTACGTCTCGTTTAGGTTGACCTTTGCGTGGGCCATACCAGTAGTATCCTAATGCAACACATCTGTTGCGTATTTTACCTTGTTGTTGTTCTCCATAGAACATGTCCACCCAAACACCATCACGAAGGTATTTTTGCATATTACGAATGTACGCATCATGATTAGCAAGTCTTGCTTCTGCACCTTTAACCTTTTGTCTTACAGCAGCACGTTCAGACTTTGCATAATCCTGTTGAACCTTGATCCACTCCTTAACTCTCTTGGGACTCAGTTGGTGATCATCAGGTAGATCACGCAAACTTTCATGGACCCCCGACTTACCATAGTTAGGATTCTTTGCTGCCCGTGCCTCTCTTGCTTTTGCAAGACGTTCTGATGCAGCTGCCCGTTGTTCCTCAGTCATAGGTTTGCGGGGTTTGCGTTTCTTAGGCGCTTTCCATTCACTATTATCTGTGGTCGCAGTGATTTTCTTTTTAGCCATTGTTATCCCTTTAGGAAATATTGAAAGATACCGTTGAGAAAGATTGCACAGGCAACTGCGTTCACAACGATGAGTGATCTATCGTTCCACATGATAGAAACCCATAACCAACCAGAAACCCCAATAAACTGTAGATACATGTTGTAGGGATAAAGGTTGTTTGTGGTCATAATCATTGCCACGATAAGAACTAGTGACGACGCCCACTTAACGTACCAACTAAGAGGATGGTCATGTTTAAGCGGAGTAGACGTTGTAGAAGGATTTTGATGTTCCTTCAATTCCATTTTTAGTATCCTTGTTCAGCCATTCGTTTTTCAAGATTACGTTTCTGTCGGCGTTTAGCTGCAGCACGTTCGTGTCGCCTCTTCTCACCCTTCGATGTGTAGAACTCTCGTTCTCTAAGTTCATTAAAGAACCCGTCTTCTGTGAGTTTCTTTTTCAAAATCCTCATTGCTTTTTCAACATTATTGTTACGCACTTCAACTCTCACACTAATTCTCCTTCTTTTGAATAGTATACACTCTTTAGGTCAAATAAGTCAATGCACTTTTTGCATCCAATACATGGTTTTGACATACCAGTAATCCATTTTCTGTTCGCCTTATCTCTCTTTGCCCTTACAATATATAGTTCACACTTCGACAAGTCTTCTACATCAACAGACTTGAGTGCGTTCTTGATTGCATGGACCTCTGCGTGAAAAAATACCGCATCCTTGTTCTTGCGAAATCTAGCTTGAAATGGGTGGGTCTTCTTATGACAATATCCATAAGATACAACCTTACCTTTGCGTACCACTGCTGCAGCAATTCTTGCACCACGGACAGGTTCTACTGCTTGTGCAAGTTTGAAAGTATCATTGAAGATTTCAGCGTTCATCAAAGATTTTCATTCTTCCATTCCTCAAAATCTGTATGGGCCATGTTATACGATAACACGATTTTAATGGAATCTAAATGTTTTTGGATTTCAGTAATGTCTTCTTCTTTATCTGACAAAAAGATACCAAGCGTTTCTCTACCATCTTTCCGTTGTTCAAGATTGTCAACAAGACCACTATACTGATCTTTTAAAACCTGTAAGACAATGCTATCCACTGCATCATAATCAAGTTCTACTGTAAACTTACTCATCATTCTTCTACCTTCCGTGATATTGCCACAGTACTGCATTACAATATGCGTGTACAGCTCCCTCAGTCATTCCTGTATTGTGGTCGTGTTGTAGATGAACTGGGTTGCTGAGAAAGTTTGGTGGAAACAACTTCCAGTCAATTGGTTTCTTGATATGCTCTGGTGGTTGGAAATCGAGAGGACAATTACAGAACATACATAATCCATTCTGCCGCCCCACATACTCTTCACGAACCATGCGTCTAGTATTACTGTTTAGTCGGGTATAGTCTACGGGTAATACCCAACTTTTACCATCTTGGTGCGTCATAATCACGATCCTTCCCATAAACAGCAAAACCATCTAGCCCATATGCAGGGCAAACCATAATCTTCTCTGGCAACCCCATGCTATCCTTCTCGCCTGCTTCACCACAGATAAAGAACACACCAGACCTTTCAGCCATTGCATGTTTGATAATAGTCTCGTACTTCTCAATCTTTTCTTGTTGAATGTCCCACGCAGTCTTTGCCCAAAGAAGTACATCGGTGTCTTCTAAAGCACGTTCTCGGCGAGTTGCGTAGTTTTCAATCTCGTTCATCCAATCATCAAATGAGTTATAATTAGTCATATTCATCCTCGCCTCATCTTTGCAACTTCTTCAGCAGACTTCTTGTTCCGTACCGGCACAGCATTGGACTTGTGCATCTGTGCAATACCAATGATCTCAGTACCAGTGTAAACATTCTCTGGTTTCTTTGACATAGAAGAATTATAAGTAGGTTTGCAGGACTCTAATTTGGCGCACTCGGCAGGACTCGAACCTGCGACCCACGGTTTAGAAGACCGTTGCTCTGTTCCAGCTGAGCTACGAGTGCCTACACCCATCTTCTTGAGAAATTTTGCGTGTTTACGCTCTGCCTCTAAGACAGACTTGGACTTCTTCTTCTGTTTGCGCTTGCGTGTATTCGTAGTCGAATAATACACAGGCAATAAATGCATACCGCTCATGATTCCTACTATATACTATTGATTGGGATTTGTCAAGTAGTTTTTTTGGATTCTTTGATTGCTTTTGCAATCAACTCAGAGATGGGAACAAGTTCCTTGTCACCATCCTTGTCTAGTACTGTTGCAACGAAACCCTCTTTCTCAAGAGTATCTAACATTGTTCCAATGACCAGTTCCATCTTGTTATTAATAGACCAGCGACCAGCAAAGTATGCTGCTGCAATTGAACCCACTGCAAGGGCTGTGTGAAGGTATACATCCATAATTCTATTTATCTCTTTTAATTTCCGAGTGTCTATACAGTATACACAAAAAAAAGAGTCTTGTCAAGACATTTCTTTGATTATTTTATTTAGTTGTGGCTATGAACACACCGTTCCAATCTTTGTCTAGTGGTTGAGTCTTCATGAACTCACATCGTTCAATCCACATGGTATAGTAGTTTCTCATTCTTCCATCAAACTCTACACTCAAATCATTGCACAAACGAATGGCATGGTCAAACTGCTGATTACGATAATACTCATGCATCTTTATGTGTTGGCTTTCTGCAAATCCCCAATTCGTATTCTTCATCATCCAATCCATCTCACTCAGGACGGTATAGATACGAATACCCACAGACTTACCCTTGACTGCTAGTTCATCGACCTTGAGATAGAAGAAGTCATCCTTGGTCTTGTCATAGGTGGACTCTCCTACCAGTAACAGACAACCATACTCCTTACACTTGCTCTCAATCCTAGCAGCAGTCGATACTGCATCACCTAGAACATCATACGAATGACGCTTGGTACTTCCCATCTCTCCAAGGTAACCAAGACCAGTATTAATACCGGCACCCATACCGACAGGAGGGCGACCTTCAGAAACGATTTTGTCATTAAACTTCTCCACTGCACTCAACATCTGTAGTCCAGTTTTCACTGCGCTCCTTGGGTGGTCATCATCATCAATAGGTGCATTGTGTATGTGCATAGATGCGTCACCAATATACTTGATAACCATACCATCAGAGTCTAGAATAGGTTGCGTGATTGCATCCATATATCCATTCATGATTTCTGTAAGACCCTTAACATCATCACCAAAACTCTCACCCAAAGGTGTGAACCCACGAAGGTCAGAGAAGCAAATGCTGATCTCTTTCTTCATACCATCTTTGATGAGTGCCGGGTTTTCCTGTAGAAGACGAACCACGGTAGGCGAAGCATATCCTGCGAACTGTTTCTTGATTTCCATCTTCTCTTTATATTCTTCCATGAACCGTAGGAAAGCAGCGATGGCCCACACCACAAACATGGTGAGAACAGGATAGGACCAATCTACTAGATAACTGTGTTCTGTGAATAGGTAGGATGACCCATAGAATGTACCGACAAGAAATATGGGTAGTAAGACTGCACCAAAATACCATGCCATTGACAAAACCACCAGTGTTAGGATAAGAGCTCCAACACCACTAACTGCAAGTTCTGCTAGGTCTGTCCAGAATGGTCTGGTGATATTGCGACCTGTCATCATAGTTGCCAGTGATGCAGCAATGAGGTCATGGGATTGTATAGTGCCGACAGGTGTAGATACGTTACTCTCTAGTCCTGATGCAGTCATACTCAATATCACAATCTTACCACTGAGATCAGGCAACTTCTCATGCAATGCGTACACGGGTGTCTTCCACTTGAAGTCCAACCAGATATTGCCGTTGGCGTCTGTGTCGATCATCTTATACTTCGGTATGCGTAGTTTCTCCACACCAGCAATACCTGTCTTCATCTGAAAAGACACATCACCAGCAGCTATGCGTAGAATCTCCATACTGATAGATGGAAACAATTTACCATCTGATGCAATGACCAGAGGCATACGACGAGTCACACCATCTTTCTCTGGAGAGATTACCATCATACCAACCGCATTGGCACTCTCTGCAATTTCTGGAATAGGACCAACCACGCCGGGATATCTATACACCCACGGTTGCCAGTCTTCTCCAACAGTTGCAACACCACGAACCACACCAGTGTTGCTATTGTCGTTGCTGGGTATCTGTCCTATGACTGTAGGAGTCTTTTTGAGTATTCTGGCAAGTGCATCATCTTTACCAAATCTGTCTGGGTCTGCAAATAGAATAGGGACAACCACGATAGAGGCACCAGCCTGATAGAGTTCTATAATTTTGTTTGCAACCTTGTTTCTGTCCCACGGCCACTGACCCAATGTTCTGATTGTCTGATTGTTAATCTCTACCGTCGCTAGGTTAGAGAGAGTCATTGACTCCTGATTGCGTTGATGTTGATCCATTGCCTTTAGGCGAACCATGTCTAGGAACCACGGGTCCGAAAAACGTATGCCACAAAAAAGTAATATAACCAAAATAGAGACAATCCATTTTTTCATGATCAATTTCCTTGCGTAACTGAAACACTACACCCCCCCACTGTCGCACAACTTTGCGATAGACTATACGATTGTGCTGTGCCGCCCTGTTGTTTTAGGTCTAGAGTTGT